AGCAGGTACAGCAATAGCAGGTGCAGCAATAGCAGGTACAGCAATAGCAGGTGCAGCAATAGCAGGTACAGCAATAGCAGGTGCAGCAATAGCAGGTACAGCAATAGCAGGTGCAGCAATAGCAGGTACAGCAATAGCAGGTACAGCAATAGCACGTGCAGCAATAGCAGGTGCAGCAATAGCAGGTGCAGCAATAGCAGGTATTTCTTTACTAATACGCAATGATTTTACGAGGGAATCCATAAAATTAAAGGATGAACTAAATTTATTATTTGTGCCAAATTCAGTAAATACAAAATTTACACCATCTACTGTTTGTATTAAGAAGTCACACTTTAATTTAAAAAAAAAGTAACTTTTTCCAGTTACAATATTACCATATTCAGAAATGAATTTAACATATATAATATCATTTACATTTATATTTTTAATATCATTTACAGTAATAGAATTTATTGGTAAATTTTCTATATAGTTTTGTATACTTCCTGATGAACAAGCTAACTTAGTAAGCCGAGCACTTAAATCAGTTATAAAGTTATCTGGTTTTGTAGGTGATTCGTTGAATATATTAGGATGTTCACTACTATTTTTATACCATTTTTTTAGCCTATTAGAAAATATTGCTGTAAGAATAAATGGATTAGTAGTAAAATATGTTATTGCGTTAGTTACACTTGAATTAAATATTTGAGTACCATCAAATATTTGAGTATTATTAAATAAAAGTTCCATATATATATATATATAAATTTTTTATATATTTATTTAGCTTTGGACTAATTTTATAATTAAATATTATAATAATCATCTGATTTTGAGTTAATTTTATTGATACATGATAATTTTGTATTAGAGGTTGACATATAATATTATTAAGAAAAATATTACATTATATTATTATATAATGTTTTGTGAATATAAAAATTTATTTGGCAAGGTTGAAAAAAGTGTACATTATTATCGTATATTTAATATAGCAATAATAGATGTTTTACTTACAATAATAGGAGCTTTTTTAATTAATCTTTTTCCTTTACTAACATCTTTATGTGAACAAAATCTAACAATCTTTAATGACTTTTTCTATATTAGTTAAACTATCTAACTTATTTAATCTTGATTTCATCATACTAAAGTAATTTTCAATACTATTTGTAAAATGTTAATAAGGAAATGAATATAATAATGTATTATGCTTATTTAGTAATTCTTTTATTTTTTCATTTGATTTTATATTTTTGTTAACAAAAATATAAAATAACTACTTGCATTATCTAAAATTATCAATTTATTTTTGTATTTTTTTGTAATATATTTTTCTAAAAATTCATATAATCTATCACTATCAATTCCACCTTTATCATATAAATCCCAACCTAAAACACCATTATAAGAAATTGCAAATATACCAGTATATTTATTGATGCATTTTATGTAAATATTCTAGGTACATATAAAAATAAAGGAGAATTTAAAATTAAATTATATAATTATGATGTACCAAGATATATTCCAATATTATAAATTTAAGTTGACATAATATTTATAATTTTTGTAAAAATATCATAATATTGATCATTAAAATTATTTGTAATTAAATATACTGTTGTATCAAATGATGCAATAATATTTTTTTCTTTAATATAATCATATACATAAGATGCTTTAGAAAGAAGGTCATGTTTATATATTTTGACACTAGTGTATTTTTTTAAAATTTCATTATAAAAAGGGGTATTTATATCATTCCATTTTGGTATATAGATATATATACAACAAATATCTTTTTCTAATTTAATTTTAATATAATCAAACATTTGTAATATTAAATCAGCAGTAAATGGTGGATTCATTATATAAATATCATATTTACTTTCAATAAAATTTTGAAAAAAATTTCCTTGTGAGCCAAATTGTTTATCTATTGATAATAAAGAATAAAAATTATCTAGTGTATGATTAAATGGTGATGCAAAACATTCAATTGCATTAATATTTACAAAAAGGTCATATACTTTTGGATTTAATCCCCAAAATCCACCAGAATTAAGACCAAGAATTTTATAGATTAATAATATATTTGTAATATCATACGTTGTTTTATAAATTATATTAGATTTTAATATTTCTATAGTTAATATTGCTATTTTATTTTCATTCTTATATTTATAACTAATATTATATTTATAAATATTTTTATCATGTAATGATATAATTTTTACTGTTATTTTTTTTAATTTATAATCTTTAATATTATATTTTTCATTTATTTCAATATTACAAATTTTTTTAATTTGTTCTACTAATAATAAAAAATCTTTATCTATATTTTTTCTATTATTATATAAATTTATAAAAAATTGTCCATATACTTTTTCAAAATTATATTTATTTTTATCAATACATTTTTTGTCTATAATATTATCTAAGTGACAATAAAATAATAAAATATATTTATTATCATTTATTTTTTTTAATTTTATTGTTTTAATATCTGAATTATAATTTTTCTTTTTACCACCAACTTGTTCATATTTTATTAATTCTAAATATTTTTTTTTATATTTAAGATATTTATAATAATAATTATTCATAATATATTATTATAGAATAAAATAAGCTTTTTTATATTATTTCAAAGAAATTGATAGATTGCTCGCAATTTAGCAATATTATTATAAAGTCACGTGCATGGCACGATATTATCCCTTAATAAAAGAAATAGTTCGATGCTATTCCTTTATTTAACTTGCTTAGCTCCTCAAATAAAAAAATTGAAATATTTAGGGCCTATTGATTTCATAATATTTTAGGCTGTATTCACAATTCACAAGTTGTATCCAAAAATCGCAAGATGAACAGAAACAACATTGTTAAAGACTTAGTAAAAGTTAACAGTTATGTCAATGCAAACGGTACTATCGTTGACATGCATTATCGCTCTTGGCCTACACCCCACCCCCACATCACCCCCTGCCACCGCACCGCTCCCCCTGCTCACTCTTCCCCCACTGAAACTTATGCTCAGGCTCAGGCTAGGGTTGCTGGTGAGGTCCATGCTGTCAAGATTAAACAGCTAGAACAAAGTAAGCAGCGGGTGGAAAAAGAGTTTTCTCAAATGATGTTAAGTTTGTATGGACCGTTGAAGAAACCCGGTTTTTAGTTAGTTTATATATTGAGTGTCTGAGTGTTTAATATCTTCACTAAAATTTTAGTAGATATATTAAACAATTTAAAATAGATAAATCGTTTTGTCACTCATGATATAATAAAAAAACTTGGATATAATTTTGCAATACGCTTCATTTAGATCATCTGTAAAGGTAACTTGTTGTCGTGAAAAAAGATTATGACAAATTACAGAATTGCAAGTGTTGATAATTTTAGTATAATTTCTAATAAATAATTTAAAATAAATAAATCGTATTGTCACTCATGATATAATAAAAAAACTGATCGAAGAGGTTACCAAAAAAAACTTACACAGTGGCAGGATATAGTTTTGTCAGAATATTGCATGCAGGCTCATACGCTTTATCTAGATCGTCTGTGAAGGTTTCTTGTTGTCGTGAAAATTGATTGTGACAGATTACCGAGTCGCATACCTCTTCAATGAATTGCAAGTATTGATGATTTCTTAATTTCTCCAAAGGGAGTTCGTCAATCTTCTTTAAAAGAGCAAAATAGCTCATAAAGTTAAAACGGCTGACAGAACTCATGTTGGTGATTACTAATATTAATATTAAGAACAAATATATATTAAAAATTTCAATTTTTTTGAGATAATATCGGCATAGCCCACTTTGTTTTTTATTAAAATATTTTATATTGTGCCTATTTCTAATAAAATATCCTAATAACCAATCTTATGAATAATATAGCTTATAAATATGATAAAACAACTAAAAATTTTATTGCTGTTGATGAAATGTGGTTTTGCCAATATTATTAAATTATGTTGTTAGTATGAGAATGTATGATATTAAAAGCTTCTTTGAATCTAATACTGATGTTTTAGATGAAAAACAAAAGATTATAAGTAAGATAAATAGTAGAGAAGGAGCTTATTATAATGACAAATTAAAAGATGTGAAATTGATGATATATAATAATAGAGATAAAGTATCAAAAGAACTCATTCAAACATTAGAAATTATTGTTTAATTATTCTAAAACAATCCTAAATCGTATATCATACTTAAAAATACACAATTCAACTATATTATTTTATCTAACCCATTTTACTCGTAAGAAGGACATTAACAGCAAAAAATTGTTCGCAGCAATTTTTTAATTAATTACATTTAATTAAAAAATTGAAGTTAATACATAAATATTAATAATAATAATATTATAATATGAAAACTAATATAATTTTAAATGAAAATATAAAATATGATAAAATATATCATATCTCAGATATACATATTAGAAATACAGAAGAACATATTAATATATATCAACACGTTTTTAATAACTTATATAAATATTTACACACTGTAAAATCCGATAAATCTTTAATAGTAATAACAGGTGATATTTTACATAATAAAGATAAATTAACAACAACAAGTGAAACATTATGTGTTGATTTTTTAGAAAAATTATCATCAATAATGACAACAATATTAATACCAGGAAACCACGATTTTAATGAAAAAGCAAATACAAGAAAAGATTCATTATCAACAATATTATATAAGAGACCATTTAATAATTTGTACTATTTAAAAAACTCAGGTGTATATAAGTTTTCAAATATCTTATTTGGATTTTCATCCCTAATAGATAATAAGTTTATTAAAGCATCAGATATTAATGATTATGGAATTAAAATTGGACTATATCACGGTGCTGTAGCAAATAGTAAAAACTCTAAAGGGTTTGAATTTAGTAAAAATTCAATTACTAATTTTGAAGGATACGATTTTGTATTATTAGGTGATATTCATTATTATCAATATCTAAATGAAGAAAAAACAATTGCTTATGCATCAAGTTTAATATCACAAAATTTTGCAGAAACAGATTTATATCACGGTGTATTAGTTTGGGATTTAAAAAATAAATGTTCATTATTAGGAAAAAGCAAGGCTTTTCCTAATAAAGTAGCTGGAGAAAAACAACGTTTTTCTCCATGTTCATCATATAAAATAATCCATAATGATTACAGATACGATGAAATAGATATAAAAAATAATAATATTTTTTATAAAGATACTCTAACAAAATTAGATAAATTAGAATTACCATCACACGGGAAATTAAGAATAAATACAATGAATAATGAACAATAATTTTATAATAAAATAACTTTCGACATTAAAAATAAATACCCAAATTTAAATATTGTACATAATAAATTACTTTTAAATAACTTATCGTCAGAAAATCAAATAAAAAAAACTAATGTTATAACATTGCAATCAGTAGTTAATACAGAAATTGATAAACTTCCAGAAGTAAGCAAAAAATATGTGGAAAAAGTTTTACTAAAAGAAATACATTCAGCTATTCAATCTGTTGATGAAAAAATAAATTGGAGATTATTATCATTAGAATTTTCAAATATGTTTTCATATGGTCCAAATAATCTAATTGATTTTACAAAATTAACATTTGATGAGATTACAGGACTATTTGGTCCTAATTCAATTGGTAAATCATCATTAATTGATGTATTATTATTCAGTTTATTCGACGATTATAGTAGGAATTATCAAGAAAGAAATAAAAAATTAAATAGTAATATAATAAATACCAGAGAAAAAATATGTTCTTGTAAAGTAAGTTTTAGTATTGATAATACGATTTATCATATTGAAAAAGAAGGAAAACGATATAGTGCCAAGTCAGAGAAT